GGAGTAGACTCTACTTTTCAAGGAGCTACAACTTCCTGGTTTACTACAGTAGGTGCAACAATTACGTCAGTATATGACTCGGGGCACCCTACCCATAATAGTTGTTTACGTATTGAGTCTGGGGGTATTAATAATGGAGCTTATATTGAGGTAGATACTTTCGTTGATAAAGAATATAATATTTCTTTTGATTATAAAGATGTAGTAGGAAGCACTCAAAAGTTAGTAGTAGAGACGGATAATGGAGATGGTTCTTGGTATACAGAGGCAACATACTCCTTAGTTTCTTCACACTATGTAGAAGCGGGGTACGTGGTTCCTGGATACATTGAAGTTACAGGAGCTGTAGATGGGTTCTTTTCCTTCAATAACTCCATATATTTAGCCGATCGAACTAGAAAAGCCCGCACACGTTTAACAGTGTATGTGGCAGGTTCCGGTGGTGGTCCAGATGACGAGATTCTTATAGACAATTTTAAAGTATCTCAAACGTGGGTAAGAGGAGATACTGTAGCTAGGTCTATTACCTTTAATTCTTCTGATAAGCACGAGATAGAGTTAATCAATAATTTAGTAATTAATACTTCAGACCCTACAGCCTTTATGGAGGACGATATTTTCTTTATTGATCGTAAGTTAATGGAGGGGAAGTTATTCATAGAATTTGAATTAGCCCCCGCATGGGACGTGGAAGGCATAAAATTACCTGCTAGAGAGATTATACAGAATACTTGTTTATGGAAGTATAAAGGAGGAGAGTGTGGGTATACTGGCACTAATTATTTTGATACTAATGATCAGACTACTACAGCTGCGAAAGATATCTGTGGTAAACGACTAAATAGCTGTGAAATACGTTTCGGTAGTACCGCTACTTTACCTTATGGAGGTTTTCCAGGGGTAGGCTTAGGGATTAAGAAATGATAGAGTTACCAGAGAGTATTAAAACTCAAATTAGGCAGCATGCTAACTCTGTTTTTCCTCATGAATGCTGTGGGGTTGTGTTAGATGATACAGAGTACGTTCCTTGTCGAAATATCGCTGCAGGAATAGAGGAGCAGGATTTTGCAATAGACCCCTCTGATTACGCAAATGCAGAGGATCGAGGTATTATCACTGCTATTGTACATAGCCACCCTAATGGGGACCACAAAGCAAGTGAAGCCGATTTGGTTTCTTGTGAGAAGTCAGGAAAGCCTTGGTACATTTTATCTTGGCCAGCAGATAACTTTGGCAGAATTGAGCCGGAAGGTAGAGTCACTCCTTTATTAGGCAGACAGTTCGCTTACGGAGTATTAGATTGTCTGTCTTTAGTTATAGATTATTATAAGAAGGAATTAGATGTAGATATTGATTACTTTCAATCAGAGTTTGATTGGTGGAGTAAGGGAAAGAACTACTATCAGGAGAATTGGGACAGCTGGACCGAGGGAGCTTTTGTAGAAATTAATGATCACTCAGACTTAAAGAAGCACGATATATTATTAATGCAAGTAGTATCTGAAGTTCCAAACCACGCAGGCGTTTATTTAGGAAATAATATGGTTCTTCATCATTTAATGGGGAGATTATCTACAGAAGATGTATATGGTGGTTACTTTGAGAAGCATACTGTACATGTATTAAGGCACAAATCACAATGTTAAAAAAAGTTACATTATATGGAGAATTAGGAGAGAAATTTGGCAAGCACTGGGAGTTAGACGTTAAAACTCCTGCTGAAGCTATAAAAGCTATCGAGGCTAATATACCGGGGTTCCACTCGTATTTATCAGAGGAGGGTCGCTGTTTTCACGTAGTAAGGAGCACAAAGTATGATAAAGAGGAACTCGATATCAATGACTTAGCGGGTCCTTTAGGTAAAGCAGAGTTAAAGATAGTACCTGTTGTTCACGGCGCAAAGAGCGGTTTCTCTAAATTTTTGGTAGGGGTATTAATGGTGGTGGCTGTAGTTTATACAGTAGGTCTGGCAGCAGGTATGACTGCTGAGATAGGTGCAACTTTCGGGCAGACTATGTCAGCAGGTATGGGGGAGCTAGCGGCAGTAGCTGCAGGGGAGGCTTCTTTTGCGACAGGGTTACACTTAGGACTGGCTAAGATGGGTGCAGCAATTGCTGTACAGGGGATAGCACAGATGTTAGCCCCCAAACCGAATAAACCTACTTCAACAACGGTAGATAATGGTAGCTCGTATAATTTTAACGGGCCAGTTAATACTACTAACCAAGGAGTACCTATTCCTTTGTGTTACGGTAGATTAATAGTAGGTGCGGCAGTTATTAGTGCAAGCGTGGTATCAGAAGACATAGGAGTAGATGGCTAATATGAAGTATAACAAGAATATAGTACGAGGCTCTGGTGGTGGAGGTAAAGGAGGCGGAGGTGCAGGCAGGCCTGCTCAAGAGGATGCAGATACTTTACACTCATCACAATCCGCTAGAGTCTTAGACGCTATTTCGGAAGGGGAGATCCATGGCTTAGCCAACGGAGAAAAGGGCATTTACTTAGATAATACCCCCCTAATGGCCCCAGATGGTAGTTATAACTTTGAAAATGTAACTACGTCTTTATTCGAAGGAACACAGTCTCAGGACTATATGCCAGGTTTTGGAGGAGTGGAGGCTTCTTCTCAGGTTGGTCTAACAATAAAGAAAGATAGGGATACTTGCCCTCCTCAAGTAATTCATCAATCTGATCTCGACGCAGTACGTGTTACTATTGCGTGTATGACACTTACTAAGCAGGATAAGGAGAATGGAGATTTACACGGTAGTAAGGTCGAATTTGATATTTACATAAAATATAGCCCTACAGACTCATGGGTTAAGAAAGTGGCGGGTGTTTTTGATGGAAAAACGACTAAGAAGTATACTCGTTCTTACAGGATAGACTTAGATAAGTCTTACGGTAGTGAAGTGTGGATCAAGGTTGAAAGGCTAACAGATAAGCCAGAGGATAGCTCTGAGCAGAATGAGATACAGTTTGAGTCTTATACTAAAATAATTGATAATAAATTAGCGTACCCGAATACTGCGTATGTAGGTCTGGCTGTTAATGCAAAACAGTTTCAGAGCATCCCTAAAAGAGCTTACGACATTAAAGGCATTAAAGTAAAGCTTCCTAGTAATTATAATGCGTACGACCCAGACACTTTGGCGGTAGGGGATAATCTTTATGAAGGTCACTGGGACGGACAGCTAAATAAAGTTGGGTGGACTAGTAACCCTGCGTGGATTCTCTATGACCTAGTTACTAATACGAGGTACGGATTAGGAGACTTTATTAGAGGTACTCAAATTGACAAGTGGACGTTATATCAAGTAGCCAGGTACTGTGATGCAGTAGACCTCGATGGGAACTTCGTAGGTGTTAAGTCCGGCTTTAAAGATACTGCAGGGGCTGATATTTATGAGCCTCGTTTTGCTATGAATTTGTACATTCAACAACAACAAGAAGCTATTAAGGTAGTTCAAGACCTAGCTTTCGCTTTCAGAGGCTTAGTATACTGGGCAGCGGGGCAGCTTGTTCCAGTGCAGGACTCCCCTAAAAAGTCCACAAAATTATTCTCTAGTGCTAATGTTATTGATGGGTCTTTTCAGTATACAGGTACAGCACAAAAAGCTAGAAAAACTGTAGCGTTAGTATCTTGGAATGACCCTGAGGATATGTACCGATCTAAGGTAGAATACGTAGAGGACCGTGAAGGTATAGAACGTTATGGTATTAGAAAGACAGAAATAACTAGTTTTGGCTGTACCTCTCGAGGGCAGGCTCACCGTATAGGATTATGGTCTTTATTCACAGATAGATTAGAAACAGAACTACTAGCTTTTAAAACAGGCATAGAAGCGGCTCAATTACGCCCGGGGGACTTAATATCTGTAGCAGACCCTACCCGTGCAGGTAAAAGAATGGGTGGCCGTATTAAAATTACAGAGGGTTCTTCTAATACTAGAATATACCCAGACGTACCTTTTACACCAACAGGTGGAGTAGACTACACTTTAAATGTAGTTCATACCGAGGACGCATGTTTGTACCCTCAAGAAACTTCACCGGGGGTACCCCACCCTAACGCAGGGCAGTTATATACCCCAGATAACCCAAGGGGCTATAACCTTAGGGAAGCGTGTATAGCGGATGGAGGGCAGTGGTCCCCTTATTTGTTTAATGAGTCTTACACAGTAGATCCTACCCCTTATGTAGAGGCAGAGTATTTAGATATCCCCACAGAGTCTAGGATAGCTACTGCAGGTACTGGAGAGGCGGCTACCCCGCACTCTATTTGGGACTCTTCTGCAAATTTTACAGATAGATATCTTAATAGAAGGGTAGAGAATATTACTACTGGAGCTACCTCTACTATTACTCAGATTATATCTGCTACGGAAGTGCATGTTGCAGACACGGGTTTTGCAGTATCAGGGGATACTATTAAGTACATACACGCTTTATCTTATGAGCCTAAAGCAGACTTTATGTATTTACTGGAAGAAATAGATACCGTAGAGGCTCAGGAGTGGAGAGTTGTTGGCGTTGCAGAATCTAAGAAGAATGAATTTGCAGTTTCTTGTATGGAGTACCAGGGGGATAAGTACCGCATAATCGAAGAGAACTTAAACTTCGAAGAGCTAGACTCTAAAAACGTTAGCTCTATTCCTAACATATTAAGTGCTACTCCGCCTCCAGAGGACATAGATATAGCAGAGACTTTATATCTATCTTCAGATGGTACAATAAAGAATAAGATGGTAATAAGCTGGGACACTCCAGCAGACTTCCCGTATATTAGGGACTATTTAGTACAATATAAGGCATCCGGAGGAAACTGGGTAACTGCAGGAACCACAGAGTTCAATACTATAGATGTACTAGACATGCCGGCGGGAGACTACACCGTACGTATTAGAGCCACTAGTGTTTTACTAGGTAAAGTCTCCACCTTTGCGAGAGGTACAAAAACTTTAGAGGGACTAACCAGACCCCCTGCTTCTATAACCCAATATTGTGAAGGGTATAGTTATGCAAGAACCTCCACAGAGTGTTTAGCTCAAGGGGCTTGTTCCACTACTAATGGTAGTCTTACGATTAATGACCAAACTGCCTGTGAATCAAAAGTACCTTTAGACCCTAATACAGGTTTAGCTATTGCTACACAGTCTATCTGTGAAACAGATTTAGGACACTATTGGGATGCTAGCACTGGAACTTGTAGAGGTTTATGGGTCTCGGATGGCAATACGTGGGTTACTAACGCTAATAATTTTGTCGCTATAAACGACTTCGAGTTAGGCACTAGCTTACGCTGGGAGCCTATTGCAGACCTAGACTTATCTTTCTATGAGTTACAAAGAGGGGCTTCTTGGGTATCTTCAGACTCCGTTACTTCTATAGATGTAATCTCTGGAGGCACGGGGTACTCTGTGGGGGACCCTATTGTAATAACTAGTACTTCTGGAGGTGCAGGAGCAACTGCCAAAGTTAAAGCGGTTGACGGCACAGGAGCAATTCTTTCCCTTGTAGACGTAGATAAAAACCCTACAGGTACTACAGTAACAGCAGGAGGTACAGGGTACTCCGTGAGTACTACTACAGCCTCCGCAGTTACTACAGGAGTCCCTGCAGTATTTGAGATTGATGCAGATAACTTAGGTTGCTGTAAATGTCGTTGTGCGGGTAATGATTTACTAGTTAGAGAGAACTTATTATCTTTTGGTATTGATGGAGGTTACTACTTAAGTACTGGTACCCATAAGTTTATGGTTAAAGCAGTAGATAATAGTAAAGTATACTCCAACTACACAGGAGAAGTTACAGTAGTTGTTACTGCTCCTGACCCTATAACTGGGCTGTCTTACTCTTTTGCAGGTACTGATGTTTTATTATCCTGGACACCCCCCGCTTCTAGTTTTTATAAAATAGACGAATATGATATTAGATATGGTAGTACCTGGACTTCTGGCTATACAGATAGAGTCCATACAAGCTCCTCTAATATTAGTATAAATGTAACCTGGGGAGGTACTAGAAAATATTGGGTAGCTCCAGAAGATAAAGGGAATAATTACGGAGCTCCTGTAAGTATAGATATTGCAGTGGTAAACCCTGATTGGAGTACTAATACAGTATCTCATAATTTAACCTCGGCAGGATCCGCAGTACTTAGTTGGACTATTCCAGATATTGGGTCCCTTCCTATTTCTAACTATGAAATTAGATATGGAGGAACTAGTGGGGATACTGCAACTCTAATTGGTACTATTAAAACCACTACACATTCGGAGACTGTAACTTGGGGGCCAACAAATAGTGAGCCGGTAAGAAAGTTCTGGATTAGAGCAATTGATAGTGCTGGTAATACTAGTCCTTGGCAAAGTCATGATGTAGAAATTAGAGACCCTATAGATCTAAAAACCTTAGCTTATACTTTAGTTGGCCCAGACCAAGTAATTGATTGGACCAGCCAAGGGGCAGGTGATATGGATTATGATAATAATGCTGACTACCTACTTCCTGTAAATTATTGGGAGGTTAAGAGAGGTGATGTATATGGCTCGGCCGCTATGTTATCTCCAATGAAGTCTTCTCCAAGGTACTCAGAGAAAGTAGATTGGGGTAATGGAGAATTTAGAAGATATTGGATTACTCCAATTGATTCAGCAGGAAACAGAGGGAATAATCATAGTATTGATATTGTAATCAATAATCCTGCAATTCCTCCTAATGTTAATTATAGTATTTCAGGTAATACTGCTACAGTAACTTGGACAGCCCCTTCAGCAGACCTAGATATTGTAGAGTATGAACTAAGAAGTGGGTCTAATTGGTCTACTAAGTTAGATGGCTCAGCTAATGTTGCTATTACAAAAGCACTTACTCTAAATCATACTCTTAACGTAGATTGGAGACCATACGATCCCGCCAATAATATTGACGATACAAGATTCTTTGTTAGGGCGATTGACTCAGCGGGTAATTACTCTGAAGAGCCTATTCACTCTGTACATACTGAAGGTAATGGTTGGGTACTTGCTGAAATTGAAAAATTAGGGCAAGTCCAGAGTTTAAATAAGTCTTTTGTAGGAATAATGGTATTACTTACTTGGACTGCTCCTACTCATGCAGGGGATGCGGCTAATAATTATTTACCAGTAGATTTCTATGAGATTAGAGATAGTGCGGGTATAATACTTAAAACTACTAACTCGACTTCATATTCTACTCCAGTAACTTGGTCTTCCGATAACCCTAGAACTTTCACAGTAGTTGCGAAAGACACAGGTGGAAACTACGGAGATGCTACAAATATTTCCGTAGATGTGCCTAAGCCAGATACTGTTACTGGATTTAATATTACAGTAGTAGATAACAATGTATTAATGAAGTGGAATGATGCCACTAATGCAGCTAAGCTAGATATTGATAACTATGTCATTAAGAGATGTCCTGATACTAATCCTACTTGTAGTTCTTCTACAGAATCTGAGTGGAATAGTCTGGTAAGTATTTCGAGTACGAAAGGATTATTTGTCACTCATTTAGAAACTATTGGGGGAGTTTTCAAATATTGGATTAGAGCAAAGGATACCGCAGGTAATTTAGGAGACGCAGTATCTTCAGCAGCAAACGTAAGTGAGCCGCCTGATTTTGTTCTTCAAGACGAAAAAGTATCTACTTTAGATGATTCTAGTGCGGCAGCTATGAAGAGCTATCCTTCTGAAATTACTGAGATCGATACTACTAATATGAAGAAAGGCCCCTACTTTGCCACTCTTCCAGTTAGCCTTACGGAAACTTGGGCAAGTCACTTTACTACTAATGGATTCGCAAGTCCTCAAGCTCAGATATCGGCTGGGCATGAGTACTACTTAGAGCCTACTTTAAATAGTGCGACTTTATGGCAGAAGTGGGATTTAGAGACAGAGTTAGACGCATCTTCTATCCAAATTATACCTACTTATAGGAATTTGAAGGGGACTACATCAGTATCTCACACTATATACTATATGAAAGAAAGTGATGCAAGTACTTACACTTCTGAGTCTATATCAGACACTGCAGTATGGACTGCAGTGTCTGGAGCTTCGACAGTTTCAACTCATGAATTTAGATTTGTAAAAGTTAAAACTGTATTTACCACTGATGGCGGTGGAAATGATTTAACTGCTCTCGATGAGTATAAAGTTAAATTTAGTTTAAAACTAATTACAGATGCAGGTACTGAGTCTATTACTTCAGGATCAGGGCTTTGTAATGCTACTGCTAGTGAAGACGGGGCTCCTTATTATTGGACAGATGCTCATGGAGTATATGGTACTGTAGGAGCAGTTTTACAGTTTGATAATGAGCAAACGAAATGTACCACACAAGGTGGTAACTGGTATAGTACTAAAAATGGTCTTAAAGTTGTCAGGGTCTTCTTCGCAAAAGACTTTAAAGATATTAGATCGTTAAATATGAACTATGCAGGAGAGCTTACCGGCCCTCCTAGAATAGATAGAAAAACAATCTTCGATTTCGAAGACGCACCGAATCCTAGTTATTTCTATGGATTTATTTTAGATACAGATGATGGAACGGGCCAGGAAGGCAAGTTCTCTTGGACAGCTAGAGGAGTACAATAAATGGCAAGTTTACACGACTGGACAAAACCTACACTAGATTCTTTATATACTGACTTCAGAGATGAGTTAGTTAGTTTAAGAACTGATGCAGCAAAAATGTTTGATAATGGTAGTGGTGGTGTCCTCACCACCAACCTACCAGATGGTGTTATTAGGTGGAACTCAAGTACTAATCAATTTCAAATTTTGGATAGTTCATCTTGGGAGCAACTTCCACAAAATACGACATCCGAATATGGAATTAATGTTAATAAATTAGATAATTTGACGGGTTCGGAATACGTTAATGTAGCCTCGACTCAGAGTATCTCTGGAGCAAAAACATTCACAAGTAATGTTGAGATCCAAGGCACTACTACCCTAAAGGGGGGCACTACACTTGGAGATTCGGTTCTTGATGATATTACTGTAAATGGTAAATTTCAAAATACTACTTTCGAGGGAGATGTTACTTTAGAAGGTGCTAATACAGATTTATCTGTGGGAGGCAATGTCGATATTGAGGGTACTTTAAACGTAGATAGTACTGTTGCTTTTGGGCAGAATTTGACCGTTACTAGTAATTTAGCAGTCAATGGTACTACCACTTTAGGTAATGCATCTTCTGATACTATTACTTTAACCGGCACTGTAGGTGCTACTACATTTAATGGAGATGTTCATTTATCTGGCACTAATACTGACTTAGATATTGATGGGACACTTAATGTAGATGGAGCTGCGACATTTAATGGGGCTGTTACTTTAGGTAATGCAGCCTCAGATACTATCCTAATTAATGGAGACATCCATGGAGCTAGTAATCAAGTAGATATCAAAGATGCAGTAGTAATGAGCAGTACTTTATCTGTAGCAAGTGCCTCAGACTTTAATGGTGATATAACTACTAGAGCCATTACTATGGATAACGATTATAACTTTACAGCTGGTAGTAATGGTAATAATAATGGGGACTTTAGGTGGTACACCGAAGACACAGGGCAATACTTTAAGGTTGATGGAGGTACCGGTAATGTTACTATGTATGGGATAAATAGTAGTTTTACTACTCACGGGTACTTTACTGCAGCAGGTGCTTCTTCTTATCCTCTATACGTAGAGAATGATGGGAGGCTAAAGGTTACTAATACAGCGGACGCTACCTCTTTATCAGATACTAATGTATCTTTAGATGTGTCAGGCGGAACAACAATTAGTAAGAACTTATATGTAGGTGGAACAATATATGAAAGTTCAGCAAGAGAATTAAAAGAAAATATTCAACCAATTATGGGAGCCTTAGGTAAGGTTCTTAAGCTGGAAGGGGTTTCTTACGATAAGAAAGCCAATGGACAGCATGAAATAGGACTCATCGCAGATGACGTCCAGGAAGTTATTCCTGAAGTAGTCAGTTCGAAGGACGGCAAGGCAGAGGCTCTACACTACAGTAGATTAACTGCCGTTCTTGTAGAAGCTGTTAAGGAATTAACTTGTGAAGTAGAGTCTCTAAAAGCGCAACTACAAAGGAGCTAAGCAATGGCTGCAGGTAAGCACGATATAACACTTGAACAAGGTGCTACCTATAACATGCAGATCAGAGTTGAAGAAAATGGTTCTCCAGTTGACGTTACTAACTATACTTTCGCATCACAAGTGCGAAAGTCGCACTATTCATCAGATATAGCCGCAACATTTACTACTCAGTTAGTAAATGGCCCACAGGGTTCTTTTAACATTTCGTTAACAGATACTCAGACATCGGCAATAGACTCAGCATTTACACATGTGTATGATGTTGAAATGACTTCAGATACGGGAGTAGTTACTCGAGTTATTGAGGGAACTGTGACAGTATCACCGGAGGTTACACGATGAGTATAACAGTAACGGTAACAGAACAAATTAGTAATATAACAACTACTAATAACGAGATCATTGCAACAACGATAGCAGGTATAGGTGAAGCACAGCACCTTGCTTTCTCTCCTCATGGATCTATAACCGCTACTAATGTACAAAGTGCATTAGAACAAATAGCGGATCAACACTTTGTACAAGATAACGCACCAACTACAGCCAATGAAGGCGACTTATGGTATGATACAGATGATGACCAGATGATGGTATATCGTGAAATCACACCAGGAGCTTTCGATTGGAGAGTTATCGCCTTAGCAGGTGGTAATATTCCTGTAGGAGGAGCTTACGATTATACAACGGTAGATATGGAATCCTTAGATGGGGGAAACTATTAATTTAACCCAGTATATACTGGACTCAAACACGGCTCTACATAGAGTTTATGAGGAAAATTAAATGGCAAATTTAATTAAAATTAAAAGAACGACGGGTTTAAATCCACCCGTAACAAACGCGACGGAGTTCGGATTACTATCTTATTCAGACGGTAATGAAACTCTATACATTACTAAGGCCGACGGTAACATCACTGAAATCGGTGGTCAAGGTAAGTTTTTTAAGCTTGACGAATCATCAAACGTAGTTCTGCAGGATTTCCTAATTGGTACTGCAGACGCTTCAAGTGGTAATTCTCGTGCAGTGCGCTTCAAATCAGATGGTAGTGCTAACTCTTACGATGTTAGTTTATTTACTTCTGGAACCGATTTCGTAGTATACGATTCTGAAAATGCTACAAATCAACTAGTTGTTCGTTCCGATGATGGAACGGGAGTTTATGGTACTGACTCAAAGTATGGATATAGTTTAAATGGTACAATTGTACTAGATAAGAAAGACGTAAATAATAAGATTAGCTTATTAAACGTTGATTATATCTCTAATACTGGAGTTGGTAACGGCTTAAACGTAGACTTAGGGGATGCAGGATATACACTTACTTCTGCTTCTGACGCAACTATTATAGCTAATGGTGCTTCTGGTACTATTACATTAGACTCTACCAACGGTAAGGTACTTATCGATGGCGGAGAGAACGTGGCAGGTGCGGTTCAGTTAATCGCAAGTAACGGTACTGGTGCCGCTACTGTTAAGATTGACTCAAACGGTACATCTGCTCAAGCAGTTGATATTACCTCACAGGGTGGTATTGATGTAAGTGCTAATGGAGTTATTGATTTAACTTCTACTAATAATGGTTCAGCTGTAACTATCGTTGAAAACGGTGGTACTTCTGGAACAGTATTAATTCAGTCACAGCAAGGTACTGGTACTAACTCTGTTAAAGTTGACTCGCAAGCTGGTGGTGTAACCGTTAGCTCTACAGGCAATCAGGCAGACGCAGTATACATCCATACAGATGGCGGTACTTCAGATACTATTCGTATCCATGCTGACCAAGGTACTTCTACTACAAGTGGAGCTGCCGCGGTTCAGTTAACTGCTGATGTTGGTGGAGTAAATTTATACTCTACTGGTAACGTAGCTGATGCTATTAAACTTCATGCAAATGGTGGAGTTTCAGAATCTATTACTATCTTATCTGACCAAGGTACTAGTGATAATTCAATCAAGCTACAGTCTGATGCTGGTGGTGTTAAAGTTCTATCAACTAGAAATGCTGCAAATGCTATTAACCTTCAGGCTAATGGCGGCACAGATGATACAATCGTTATTGAAAATACTCAAGGTACTGGAGTTGGAGCTATTGAGCTTAAAACTTTAGCTGGCGGTATTAATCTAAATAATGATGCAGCAGGTAAGAATATTACTGTTAATTCAGCAGGGGGCGTTGATATTGACGCTTCTGGTACAGTTTCAATTGATGCTAATAGTATTACATTAAACTCTGCCACAGCACTTAATTTAGGTAATACAGACCTATCATTTAGTGGTGCTACTGAGATTGAGACTACAGCAGGTGTTCTAACTCTTGACGGTTTTGCTGGTATTAAGTTACGCAAAGCTGGTGGATTAGAGTTTGAAATTAACGGTAACGGTGACGTTATTGTATGGAACACTGGTGGTACAAGAGCTGATCCAAACTTTGATGTTAAAGGTTGGACAAGACTGCGTGGCGGTGTTACATTTGGTAATTTAGAGTTTGATGGTTTAAATACTATTGACGCTATTACTGGTGACATTAACTTAAACGCATCTGCAGCTGGCGAAGTTAATATTAACAAAGTTGATATTAATGATGGTACTATCACTAGTGTTGTAGTAAATGACTCTACACTTACTTCGAATAACCTTGTATACTCTACAGGTGATTTAAGTGTGCCAGCATGTGCTCATACTGCTACTTCATCAGGTACAGGTAATAAGACTTGGACATTTGGTGGTGCTCATGGTCTTCTAGTTGGAATGGCTGTTAAGATTGGAAGTGAAGCAACTACTGTTGATACTGTAACAAGTTCAACTGTTGTTGAAGTAACGGACAATATCTCATCTCCATTTAGTAACCAGACTATTTACAAGGATCCTGATTTATTTAAGGTATCTAATGGTGCAGGCAATGTTAAAGCGTCTGTTGATAATCAAGGTAACTTAGATGTTTCTGGTAATGCAGTAATTGGTGGTAATTTACAAGTTAATGGTGATATGACTACTGTTAACTCAAATGTAGTTACTATTGACGATGCTACCTTCCGTCTTGGTGGAGATGAAACTCCAACAGCAGCTACAACACATGATTTAGGTGTTGTATTCCCTTACTATGATACACAAGCTCGTATGGGCTTCATGGGTTGGGATGATGATCGTGAAAGCTTCATCTTTGCTGGTGACCATGTAGAAGGTGCTGTAATTAGCACGGTTCAAACAGCTGCGGTTTCTGCTAAAGAAATCAAGTTGGGCGATAGTGAAACCACTATGGTTAACCGTTCTGAGCAATGGCAGAAAGTGTACGAAGAGCTGTGGGTTAATCCTATTGGAGAAGGCGGATTATCGGGGGAACGTGAAGTTCCTAATGATTTATTAGCTACTCATGTAGGCAAACACCTAACAGTTGTTAATGACGCAGGTACTTACAAGTTTGAAATGTCAAATGTAATGGATGGCGGAACTTACTAGGTAACATAAAAGGGATGGCGGATTCGTCATCCCTTTTTTTATCTATGAGGTACGAAAAATATCTCTTGACTTTTTGGTCAAATTTGCGTATAATTGATTTTAAAAATGGAAAAGGGAAAACTTATCCCTACCAAGATAGATTTAATAACAAGAAGCTGCTAAATGCAGTTTATAGGAAACTAGTATGGCACGACAAAACCTAATTAAGCATATTAGATCCGCTGTTCAGCATAATATACCTACTACATCCCAATTAGAGTTGGGAGAGATTGCCCTTAATACCCATGATGGAAAAATATTTATTCATCAAACGGACGGAGTTAGTCCAGGTATAGTAGAAATTGGCATCGGCGAGGTATTCCAGCTTACGGATTTTACTGGGCACGTACACTCAGTTTCACTAACAGGTCAACAAGCTTACAACCTTATTAAAGATGGTGGGAATATAGTAGCGCGTACAAGCACTGCTGCGGATCACTATCATGAAGTAACTATTGAGTACGACGCGGCGAACAAGACTTTTGATGCGACTACTATTAGTGGTCATACAGGTCATACATTTGCTACCAGCGGTGGAGGGTTGCCTGCACAAAC